ACTTCGGCGTGTTCCGTCATCTCGACATCTACCCCCGTGTGGCTGATCGGGCTCTCGATGCGTTGCGGCTTGCTGAGCAGCGCGGCCGACCGCGCGCCGAGGCACGCACCTTCCACGCGGGCGAGCGGGTGACCTTCGCCGATGCTGGATTCGAGGGACTGCTAGGCAGCGTAAGAGGTCAACGCGGTCGCTTCATCCTGGTGGACTTCCCGGGGTTCAACATCCCGGTGAAGATCGCTGCCCACAACCTACTGCCTGCGCACGATCAGGCCGCTTGACGTGCAGATCGTCGACGAAGTAGAACAACTCATCCGCTGCCAGGAGCAGCAGGCGTTCGCGCATGGCCGAGCCACCAACGCCCCAACCAACAGGAGCACTCTGCTTCTGGTGGGACGCGCGAAGCGCAACTGATGCCCAGCCGCCCACCTAGCCTCAAGCAGAAGCCTCGCGCGAAGTCGTGGGCGACGTCACGTAAGAGCAGACAGCAGAGAGGCTACGGCCGCGCTCATGAGCTCATGCGAGAGCAGGTGCTCAAGGAAGAGCCGCTATGCCAGCCCTGTCTGAAAGACGGGCGCGTGACGCCTTCAACGATCGCCGACCATAAGGTGCCCAAGGCTGAAGGCGGCACCGACGAGCGGGGAAACTACCAGGGGATATGCGGCCCCTGCCACCAATTGAAGACTGCGGCTGAAGCACGGCGGTCGAGGGCAAGGAGTCGGGCATGATCGGCGTAAACATCAAGGCTCCGAACGATGAAGGCTGGGGCGCTCAGGTCTTTTCTGCGGAGAGCGGACAGGAGATCAACGGCATAGAGCGCCTGTCGATCACCTTCGCGCCTGATGATTACCCGCGGGTCGACGCCACCCTCTGCGCGGCTGCAGTCGAGGTCGAGGGCGCACTAGCCGAGTTCTATGTGACGGACCCAAGCTCCGGCCAGAGCAAGCCCGTGAAGCGGATCGAGTTCGCCGATGGCACGGCTTGGGAGCTGGGTGAAGTTGCGCCTCACGTAGGCGAGAGCGGGGTAATGACGCTCCGTTCGATTAACGCCCCCGCGCAGAAAGTCCGCAGAAGGTCCTGAGCTCGCAACGCAGCTGCACATGACCCGGGGGGGAGGTCGAAGATCGATCGCCGCTGCCCCTAGGACCGTATACCGGGGTCTTTTTTCATTCGTGCAGTTCAAACTTTTGCAGCGCTTTAAATTTCGGACGTTGATCTGAGGGCCATGGGGAGATGACGCGAGCCGCACTTCGCCACGTCGTGTGTATCCAATGTGGCGCGGAGGTCACTCGCCCCTTACGGCGCGGTCGGGTTCCGAAATATTGTTCGGATCGATGCCGATACAAGTCGGCGCGAGCAGCAGAGAAGCAGCGCGGAAGGGTTTACCGGCCAAGGCGGACTCACATGCGATGCATACAGTGCGCCAAGCCACTAAGCCGAAAGAACAAATTCTGCTCAGACGAATGCAAGCGCGAGTATCACATTGCCCCGGTTCGAGAGCGCCAATGCCCTGTTTGCAGCACTATATTCTCGACCGCTAAGCCAAGGCAGAGGTTTTGCTCACTAGTCTGCTGCCGTGCCGCGTGGAACAGGGCATCGTCAGCCATCAGACGGGCCCGTCATCGCCAGCTGCCCAGGGAACGGTTTGATCCGTTCGAGGTATTCGAAAGAGACGGCTGGAAGTGTTATCTCTGTGGAGGCTCGACCCCGTCATACCTACGTGGAACAGCCCATCCGGATGCGCCCGAACTGGAGCACATAGTTCCACTGGCGGCTGGCGGTCGTCATACGCGATCAAATACGGCGTGCGCTTGCCGCGCCTGCAACATTGCAAAGGCAGCCAAATATGAAATCCGGCCGCAAGCCAATGCCGCCGTCAGAGAAGTTGGCGCGCGGTACGTTTCAGCCTTCTCGCGACGCGATGAAGACCGAGATGATCGTACCGGGCGACCCACCGATCCAGCCGGACTACCTGACGCCGGAGGCGATCCTGGTCTGGCAGGAAGTGCTCGGCCGGGTCATGGCTGCCGGCGTGACCGAGGTCGATAGCGCCCTGCTCGCTCGCTACTGCTCACTGGAAGCGCTGGTCCGCCAAGCCTTCTCCGCAGGAGGCGAGCCGCCGCCCGCCGCTTACCTGACGGTACTGCGTCAGCACGAAGAACTCCTGAGGATTGCCGGCCCGAAAAGCCGCGTAGGAAGCGGAGGTGCCGCGGATGCCACGAAGCCGGGCAACCCGTTCAAGCGCAACGGACACGGGGCACGCTAGAGACTATACTTCGATCGCGCTGGCCTATGCGAAGGCTGCCGCCGCAGATAAGAAGCAGAGGCGGCACTGCAAGTGGGTCCGGCTGGCAGCTCAGCGGCATCTCGACGACCTGAAGCGCGCGAAGACGAAAGCCTGGGGCTACTATTTCGACCCATGGCACGCCAACGATGTCTGTGATTTCGCTGAGAAGTTACCACACGTTGAGGGCGTCTGGGACACGCCGACGATCACGCTCGAGCCGTTTCAGATATTCGTGCTGGCGATGGTGTTCGGCTGGCGGCGGCATGACACTGGCGGTCGCCGCTTCACCTCGGTTTACGAGGAGGTAGCTCGCAAGAACGCCAAGTCGACCAAGACGGCCCTGGTGTCGCTCTACTGCTTGGCGTGCGAGGAAGAGCCGGGGCCGCAGGTGCTGACCGCGGCAACGACATTCGACCAAGCCAAGAAAGTTTTCCACCCGGCCAAGCGCATGGTGCAGAAGACGCCGGCTCTTCAGGAGGCATTCGGCCTCACCCCTTGGGCCAAGTCGATCACCTGCGACGAGAACGGCGGGTACCTGCAGCCGATGCACTCGAAAGCCGCCAGTCAGGACGGCCACAACCCGCATCTGGTCACCATGGATGAGCTGCACGCGCACAAGGATCGCGGACTGTTCGACGTGATGAACTCAGCGTTCGGTGCGCGCCGTAACCCGCTGATGTGGATCATCACCACCGCCGGCTTCAATTTGCATGGCGTGTGCTACGAGCAGCGCACGATGGCCACCAAGGTGCTGGACCGCACCGTTGTTGCTGAGCACATCTTCGCGATTATCTTCACGCTGGATCGCGCGGAGGACTATGGCGACGATCGGAAGGTGGGTGACGACCCATACGACGCCAGTAAGTGGATCAAGGCCAATCCGCTAATGGAGGCTTCGCGGCCTCTTCGCGATGAGGTGGCGAAGCGCGCGATCGAGGCGAAGGCAAGCCCGGCCGCCGAGGGCGAGTTCAAGACGAAGCATCTGAATATCTGGCTGGGCGCGGCCTCAGCTTGGTTGAACGTGACCCAGTGGGCGCTCTGCGGCGACAACTCGCTGACCCTAGACGATTTCGCCGGTCTCGACTGCTACATCGGCGCCGACCTTTCGAACGTCGACGATCTTTCCGCTCTGGTACTGGTTGCGGAAACGCCGGCAGGCCAACTGCTCGTGAAGCCGTGGTTCTACGTGCCCGAAGCGCGGCTCGCCAGCCAGGACGGCGCGCTGAAGCATGTGACCGCGCTCTATAAGCAATGGGTGGCTGCCGGCGCGTTGGTTGCAACACCCGGCGACTTCATCGACCATCGCGTCATCGAGCAGCAGGTCCGGGACCTGAAGGAGGCGCTGGCTGTTCGCCGCGCGACATTCGACCAGTGGAACAGCGGCCTCGCCATGGCGTCGCGGCTCAACGAAGACTTCGACGACGGCGGCGAACCATTCGCGGTGCAACTGCCCAAGAACGCAGCCAACGTGACGGACCCGGCTAGGCAGCTCGAGGCTCGCGTGAAGGCCGGACCAGCTCGTCTGCGCCACGATGCGAACCCAGTGTTGGCCTGGATGATCGGCAACGCCGTTGTCGACCGCCGCGTGAACGGCAGCCTGCTGCCGAAGAAGGAAACGCCGAACAGCCCGAACAAGATCGACGGGGTGGACGGGCTAATAAATGCCACCGCCCCGATGATCGTGCCGGAAGAGGCAGCGCCAGAATACGAGATGCTCGTCGTCTGATCCTGCGCCTCTCGAAGGAGTCAACATGAACCGAGCTTACTCCATGCTGGAGGTGAAAGCCTTCGACACCGATCAGCGCACCTTCAAGGGCTGGGCCACCACTCCCGCCGCTGACCGGGTGTCCGACACCATCAATCCGTTGGGGGCGAAGTTTCAGAACCCTCTGGTCCTGCTGCATCAGCATCAGCATGACGCGCCGATCGGCACCGTCACGTTCGGCAAGCCGACGGCCAAGGGCATCGAGTTCGAGGCGCAGATCCCGGACATCGCAGAGGCGGGTCCGCTCAAGGATCGCGTCGACACCGCGTGGGGCGAGATCAAGCACGGGCTCGTGCGCGCCGTGTCCATCGGTTTTCGGCCCCTCAAGTACGCCTTCCTTGATGACGGCGGCATCGACTTCCAGGAAATCGAGATCTTCGAGCTGTCGACCGTATCCATTCCGGCAAACGCCGAGGCGGTGATCACGGCGGTGAAGTCGCTCGACCACAACTTCATGGAGAAGGCCGGCATCGAGCCCGATCCACTCCCAACTCCCCAGCACGACAAACCCGCCGCGACCGGCAAGGGGCGCGTCGTCAAGCTGCAGGAACCCGCCCGCGACGGGGCGAAACCCTTCGTCATCCGCACCATCAGGCGGACGGCATAGCCCCTAGATCACGGGACAACCAACATGCCTACCATCGCTGAACAGATCGCCGCCTTCGAGACGAAGCGCGCCTCGCTCGTCGCTGCCAACGAGACCATCATGACCAAGGCGGCCGACGACGGCGCGACCTTGGACGAAGAGCAGGAGCAGCTCTTCGACGGCAACCAGGCCGACATCGACGCCATCGACAAGCACCTGGTGCGCCTACGCGCCATGGAGAAGACGCTCATCTCGAAGGCTGCGCCCGCGCAGGGATCGAACCAGAAGGACGGTTCTGGCTCGCGCGGCGGTCAGATCATCATCAAGTCGGGCGACGCGGACGAGAAGTTCGAAGGCCAGAACTACACCCGCATGGTGATCGCCAAGACCCTCGCCCGCCTCGATGGCATCTCGGCCGAAGGCATTGCGCACCAGCGCTGGGGCAAGAGCAACCCCACCCTAGTGCAGGTCGTGAAGGCCGCGGTGGCCGGCGGCGGAACCGAGGCTGGCGAGTGGGGCGCCGAGCTCGCTCAGGCGGACACCCGCTACACCGGCGACTTCATCGACTTCCTCTACGCTCAGACGGTGTTCGATCGCCTGCCGCTGCGCGAGGTGCCGGCGAACGTGCACATCAAGGGTCAGGACGGCGCCGCGTCGGCCTACTGGGTGGGCCAGTCCAAGTCGATCCCGGTGACCA